GAGCATGGTGCGAAAAACCAAAGCAGTAGCCGAATTTCTAGCATACATTGCTCTTCCTTTAGGATTCCCAGTTGCAACATTCGTGACGATGCGAATGAGTTATCTTGGATTCTAAACCTACCAAAACTCACGAGGACGATGTCGACTTTATGGTCGAGAAACCCATGCTATATATGGTATTATTGCCATCCCTAGTCGCCATCGTTCCTTGTACCCTCGCAGTCGCAGTTATCTGGTTTCACCAATATTATATCGGAGTATAGTTTTCAATCGACCTAAATAGTATTATTGAGGATACTATGTCCAGATTGAACGAATTATACGAGAGAGCGATTGATTGGTTTCAAGTCACTTTCCAAATTAATTACTATCAGCTAATCTTTATGGCATTTTTGTCTGGTATAGCTGTAGGATTGTTTGCTCTAGGAATAATATATTGATATGAAAGAAAGTTTATTAAACAATATAGAAAATATTGACAAGATTATCGAAAAGACTTCCGATGCTCGTTTGAAGGAAATGTGGAAGACCAAGAAAGACCTTAGAGAAAAAATAAAACAAAGGGAAAATGGCACCAGAAGAACTTCTAGCTAGACGGATTGCTAAACTTGAACGAGTATATTTAAGTGCTCAGAACAAGGAATTTAAAAAGATGTGGGCAACCCACTTGCTACATTTAAAACGACTACAAAAGAGGAAACTTAATTGACAGCATATTCAAACGCATTTCCGACAGATATATCACCATTAAATCCTAATGGTTTTACATTTTCAGTTGACCGATTACCAGATACTACTTTCTTTGTACAATCTGTAAACTTGCCTGGACTTAATCTTGGCGAATTTAATCAAGCTACACCACTCGTAATGAATCCGATTCCTGGAGAGATGGTCACTTATAACGACTTATCGCTAGAGTTTCAGGTAGATGCCAACATGACTAACTGGAAAGCGATACATGATTGGATAATCGGACTAGGATTCCCAGAAAAACATGAACAATATTTGTCATATCTAACTGCCGATGAGAAAGTTAAGATATCCGAGATATCAAAAAACTACTCTGATGGTACACTTCAAGTCCTATCAGGACAAAATAACCCAGTAAAAACCTTTACATTCGTAGATATGTTTCCGACATCACTGGAACCCATCCAGTTTGAGTCTAAAATGCAAGATGTAATGATGGTTTCGGGTCGTGCAACCTTTAAATTTGCCTTTTATACAATCGAATAACCTTTACTTTTAACTAATTTTAGTATAGAATTAAGTCTAAAGGAGTATATTTACTATGAATTTAACCGAATTACAGGATGAATGGAAAGCTGACTCTATTATTGATGATGACCATTTAGATAAGGAAGCAGTAAGGATTCCCAACCTACATCAGAAGTATCTAAAGTTCCTGATGGAGTATAAATTAAAACTTACTAAGCAGAGAGCCGAGTTTCATGCCCTTAGAAGACTAAAAATTCGCTATTATAATGGCGAATTAGGTAGAGAGGAGCTCGAGGAACATGGCTGGGACCAATATCAAGGCATAAAACCTATAAAATCAGTTCAAGATGACCTATTACATGGGGATAAAGACCTTATTGGCCAAACAGTACGCATATCTTACCTTGAAGACATGGTATATGCGTGTGAAAGTATAATGAAATCAATATCTAGCAGAGGTTGGGACATAAAAAACTCAATCGAATGGAAGAAATTTATATCTGGTGCCTAAAATAACGATCGAAAAGGCGAGTAATATACATATTCGCTGTTTTTCTGAGCCTGCAGTTGAGCAGGAGCTCTGTGATTACTTCACATACGCAGTTCCAGGTGCTCAGTTCACTCCACAGTACCGATCGAGGATGTGGGATGGTAAAATTAGGCAATATGATAGGATTCGACACACACTTTACCTCGGATTATACAGATATGTTGAAAAATTTGCTGTAGAACGAGGTTATGAGATAGAATGTAAGGATTTAATCGTTGTTGACCGAAAAATACCCTTCGAAGAGATAGAAAACTGGGTAGATTCTCTAGATTTAGCGTCTAAGGGCGAGAAACTAGCGATTCGGGAGTATCAGATAGAAGCTATACATAAAGCTGTAAATGATGAAAGAACTCTTCTCGTATCCCCTACAGCATCTGGAAAGTCCTTAATAATCTATTCTACACTTAGGTATCTGTTAAAAAGAGGTAAAAAAGCGATAATTATAGTACCAACGACTTCATTAGTCGAGCAACTATATACTGACTTTGAAGATTATTCCTCTATAAATGGGTGGAATGTAGAAGACCATGTACAAAAATTATACTCAGGTTTCACTAAAGTTATAGATAAGAAAGTATTAATTACGACATGGCAGTCAGTTTATAAGCAACCACGAGCATGGTTCGCTCAGTTTGATGTATGTTTCGGAGATGAAGCACACCAGTTTAAAGCAAGATCCTTAACTACTTGTATGGATAAATTAGCAAACTGTAATTATAGAATAGGCACGACTGGTACGATTGATGGAAAGAAAGTACATAAGCTAGTATTAGAAGGTGTATTCGGACCAGTGTTTGCTGTCACTACTACTAAGAAACTTATGGATGATAAGAAAGTTGCTGACCTAGATATAACTTGCTTATTATTAAAGTACGATGAATTAACAAGACAAGGTAGAAAAACAAACAAGTATGCTGATGAGATGGACTTCCTTGTTACGAATGATGCTAGAAATAAATTCATAGTAAATCTTGCTTCCGACTTAAAAGGAAATACATTAGTGTTATATCAGTTTGTTCAAAAACACGGAATACCATTATACGAAAACCTAAATAATAAGGTAGATGGTTCAAAGGACATCTGGTTTGTGTCAGGAGACACTGTCGTTAAGGATAGGGAAAAGGTTAGAGAAATAGCAGGTGATACAGACAACAATATCATAGTTGCTTCTTTTGGTACTTTCTCAACTGGCATTAATATACCATCTATCGAAAATATTATATTTGCTTCGCCAAGTAAAAGTAAGATACGAAACTTACAATCGATTGGTAGAGGTTTAAGATTGAAGGAGGGTAAAGAGAGTTGTAATTTGTATGATATAGCTGATGACCTATCTTGGAAATCTTGGAAAAATCATACATTAAAACACTTTTCAGAACGACTTTCTATTTACTCAGAGGAAAAATTTAACTACAAGATTGTAGAGGTAAACATAAATGGATAGGTTAATAAAAGAAGACGACCAGTTTATTTTATTAAAATTAACCACAGGGGAGACTCTAGTGGCTACTATTCGTTCGGAAGACGAACAAACTATTTCTATAGAATATCCTTTTGAATTAAAAACTATTCACGACAGAAGGCAAGATATGGTAGTCGATGTCACTGCTGCTGCCCCATTCTGTGGGTTCGCAGAAGATAGGAAGTTTACATTTAAAAAAGATAATTTAATGTTTACGAAACTATTACATAACTTTTCTATACCATTCTATATTGAATTAGTAGAAGAATATGAAAAGTTGGTAGATGTTCCAGTACCGAAGAAAAGACTATCCGATACTCAAGCAGTTCTTCGTAAAACTGCTGAAGCTATGCAACAAAGAGCAGAAGAAGTATTACCTGAAGATCCAAGATTAGAAGATACTTCGGAAGTTCTAGATTACTTACTCGGTAAAATTGGCAAAACTAAAAAGACGATACATTGATAAGCATAACTCCTAAAGCTAAAACCTATATTCAAGACAGACTTATAGTGACTGGGCATAAGTATGCACGACTTTCTCTCAAAGGTGGTGGCTGTAATGGTTATGAATATGAGTGGAATGAAACCGACGATGGCAGTAATGCTACAATCGTCGAAGATCTAATCGCCATCGATGTAATGGCTAAGCCATATGTATATGGTGCTGAGATAGATTATATGGAAGATTTCGCAGGTTCTCACATACAGATAAAAAATCCTAATGAGACGAGTTCCTGTGGATGTGGAGAGTCTGTTGGGTTCTAATATATACTTTATATTGCTTAACCCCCTACACCCCATATATTAGCGACCAAAAACTTAAAAGTCAAATTAATAATAAAAAAAATATACAGTTTACTTTTAAGAATGTTTAATATAGAATAATGATTATGAATGGAGATATTACATGGCAGTTTCTAAAAAGAAGCCACAACATTATGTAGATAATAAAAAGTTCTTGCAAGCACTGAAAGATTATAAGCAAGATTGCATAAAGGCAAAGAAAGCAAAACAAGACAAACCAAGAATCCCTGAATATATCGGCGAATGTTTATTAAAGATTGGCACCCACCTTTCTTATAAACCAAACTTTATAAACTATACTTATCGTGATGATATGATATTAGATGGAGTTGAAAACTGTATTCAATATATACATAACTTCGACCCTGATAAATCAGGAAACCCTTTCTCGTATTTTACACAGATTATTTTCTATGCTTTCCTACGAAGGATTAAAAAAGAAAAGAAGCAAACTTATGTAAAACAGAAACTAATCGCTGAAATGGATGTTGACGCATTTATGGAAGCAGGTGAAGATGGAGAAGGAACTAATCAATATATCGAGTATATGAAAAAGAACCAACAACTCGATCCTTACTTTGAAGCCAAAGAGAAAAAGAAACAGGAAAAAAAGTCCACACCACTAAGTGATGCTATGGACGAAAATAATGAGTAAAGTTGCTATTATTACCGATCTACATTTCGGTGCTAGAGGAGATGCTATCACTTTTGTAGATTACATGGATAAATTTTATACTAATACTTTCTTCCCTACATTAAAAGAAAGAGGTATCAAGACAATATTAAATCTTGGTGATACATTCGATCGCCGAAAATATATTAATTATCATTCATTAAAAAGATCTAGGCAGTTCTTTTTCGATCCTATTCGTGATAATGGGATGGTAATGCATATGCTTGCTGGTAATCACGATACCTATTATAAGAACACTAACGATACTAATTCTATTGATTTACTATTAAATGATTATGCTAATATAACTACCATACCTGAAGCGATGGATATAACAGTTGATGGTCGTAAAATTTTTATGCTACCATGGATATGTACTGATAACTATGAAGAGAGTATGAAAAGAATGCAGGAATCTACTGCTGAGATATGTATGGGGCATTTAGAGATATCAGGTTTCGTTATGCATCGTGGAGTAAAATCTCATGGTGGTTTAAATAGAGAAAGATTTAATAAGTTCGCTCTAGTTTACTCTGGTCATTATCATCATCGTAATAACGATGGTCATGTTTACTATCTAGGAAACCCATACGAATTAACTTGGGCAGACTATAAGGATCCTAGAGGGTTTCATATCTGGGATACTGAAACTATGAATTTAGAGTTTATTCCTAATCCTTATACTATGTTTGAAAGAGTAGAGTATGACGATGTAAATAATGATTACTCTGAGTTTGATGCTTCTATTATGAAAGATAAGTATGTAAAAGTAATAGTACAAAATAAAACCGACTTTAATAAGTTTGATGGGTTCTTAAAAAAGATATATAAACAGAGTCCGCATGATGTAAAAATACTTGAAGACTTTGCTGAGTTTCAAGATGGCGAAATAGACGAAGAATTAAATTTAGAAGATACTATGAATATTTTGACTAGTTATGTAGAAAGTGTAGAAACTAATATCGATAAAGAAAAGATAAAAGGTTTCTTGCGTGGCTTGTATGCCGAAGCACAAACACTGGAGAGTGAAACATCTGAATGATAACCTTTGAGAAAATTAAGTGGAGAAATCTACTTAGTACTGGTAATGCGTGGACGGAAGTAGATCTTAATCGTTCTACTACTACATTAATTGTTGGTAAGAATGGTGAGGGTAAATCTACCATACTTGACGCATTAATATTTGCTTTGTATGGTCGTCCTTTTCGTAAAGTTAAAAAAGACCAGCTGGTAAATAGTATTAATGGTAAAAACCTAGAAGTAGAGATAGAGTTTTCTACTGCTGGTCGTCAATATAAAGTATTACGAGGTGCTAAACCTAATAAGCTAGAAATATGGTCGGATGGTATTAAGCTAGATTCTTTCGCAAGTAATGCTGATACACAGACTTATTTACAGACACAAATTATAGGATTTACTTGGCGAACATTTAGTAAGATGGTTATACTTGGTTCTGCCAACTATATGCCTTTCATGCAGATTAGTGCTTGGCAAAGACGACAAGTTATCGAGGATATACTTGAGATTCGTATCTTTACCACTATGAACGAATTACTTTTAGAAAGACAGAAACTTACTAGAGAACAATTATTAAACGCAGAGAATGCTATTACTATCGCTAAGAAGGATGTAGATGCTCAAAGAGAACTACTTGACCAGCTAAGTAATGTAAAAGAAGAAGCGATAGAAAAGATAAATGAAAAGATTCGTGCTAATGAAGAGTCTAGTAAGAATATACAGGCTCAAGTAAATGACTTAATAAAACAAGTAGAAGAATTAAATAACCAGATATCAGATACAGACCAAGTTAATAAAGACCTAGAAGAAGCAAAGAAACTTATGGCTGGTTATGATAATAAGAAATCAGGTATTACGAATGATATTGCTTTCTTTGAAACTAACGAAGTATGCCCACAGTGTGAACAGGGTATAGAACACGAACATAAAAATAACATACTTACAAAGTTAAATAGTAAGCTAGGAAAGGCAAGTGATAATCTTTTATCACTAAGTCAAGCACTCGAAAAACTAAATAAAAGGTATAACGAGATTACTTCTATTAATAGTAAGATAATGGAAAAGAATACTGAAGTTAGTGCTCTTAATCAATCATTAACTTTACTAAGTAAAACTAATAGCGATTTAATAGAAGAACAGTCTGGTTTAAATATAGACGATGACAATGTAGTAAATCAAAAAACTAAGTTGAAAGACTTAGCGAAATCTGCGGTAAACGCAGTGGAGGAAAAAACTAACATTGAAGAACAAAAACAAATCGAAGATGTATCTAAAACTCTTCTCGCCGATACTGGAATTAAGACCGAAATTATTCGCCAGTATCTTCCTATCATTAATAAACTTATCAACAAGTATCTACAGGCAATGGACTTCTTTGTTCACTTCGAACTTGACGAAGACTTCAACGAAACGATTCGTTCTCGTTACAGAGATGAGTTCACCTATGATTCTTTTTCTGAGGGAGAAAAGTTGAGAATAGATCTAGCAATATTATTTACTTGGCGACAGATAGCCAAGATGAAGAATTCAGTAAATACAAATCTATTACTACTTGATGAGATATTCGATAGTAGTATGGATATGAGTGGTACTGACTTGTTCCTACAAGTATTAAATGAGTTAGGTGAGGGAACAAATGTTTTCGTTATATCTCATAAAGGGGATCAGCTTTTTGACAAGTTTAGAAGTGTGATTAAATTTGTTAAGAAGAATGATTTTTCATCAATTCAGTTAGGAGCATAATATATGAACGCACAAGCACATTTAATGGAACAATATAATAAAGCAAATTATGAGCATAAAGAAATACATGCGGAAGTTGAAAAGCACAAATATGATTCGAATAAACTTAAAGAATTAAAACTGGCCAAACTAAAACTCAAAGATAAACTTACCAAACTGGAGACACAACTAGGAATATCGTAATGAATATTTTAGATAATGCGAAAGGTGAATTAATACCATACGACGATCCACTACTAACTTCCCCACAGGAAGATTGGAAGTTCGACGAGTATCCTGAAGAGGAAGCAGCAAAACTTGGACTGCTATTAATCGAAACTTCTAAAAAATTAACTGGTGCTGGACTATCAGCAAACCAGATAGGATTACCATACAAAGTTTTCGCACTTACTCCCGAAGAAAGTTTCGGATTACCAAACATGGCAATGTTTAATATGGAGATATTAGAGTCTTCAGAGGATACTAGTACGATGACTGAAGGATGTTTATCCCGACCTAACCTATGGCTGATGGTAAATAGACCACAGGTTATTAAAGTTAAATATTTTACATTTAAAGGAGAAGAAATAAAAACTACATTAAATGGCTATCTCTCTAGAGTATTCCAGCATGAATACGACCATATGATAGGAATAGACTTTACGCAAAGAGTTTCTAAAATGAAACTTGACCGAGCGATTACTAAAATGAAAAAAGACGCAAAAAAAGGTAAAATAACACAAGTAATTCGAGGAAATTTCAACGAATAGTTATAAGTCTTTGATTTTATATAATAAAATAATATAAAAAAAGTTCAGATTGTCCTTTACTTTTGGGTCAAAATTTAGTAGAATACTGGTATAGATTGAAAAATATGAGAGGTAATATGAATAATTCTAAAGATATATTGGCTAAATTGCTGAGTACAGAGGATGTACAAGTAGTTCGTGCCGAAGTTCCTACTGCATCATTCGATGTTAAAAACAGAGTTCTTACTCTACCCACCTTTGTAAACTTATCAGAAAATATAGAAAACCTTATGATTGGTCACGAGGTCGGTCATGCTTTATGGACTCCTGAAAAAGGAGTGACTAAAGAGATGGCTCAAGATAAATTACTTAAACAATATGCGAATGTTATCGAAGATGTTCGTATAGAAAAAATGATTCAAGCTGAATATCCTGGATTAAGACAGGACTTTATACAAGGTTATAAAAAACTTGCCGAAGATGACTTCTTTGGTATCGGTAAACAAGATATTAACTCTCTCAATCTTATCGATAAAATTAACCTTTATTTTAAAATTGGTCTTAAATCAGGTATTAAGTTTTCTAAAGAAGAGTTCGAAATAGTATCTAGAGTTGATAGCTGTAAAACTTTTAAAGAAGTAATTGCTCTTGCTAAAGAATTATCTAACTATGCTCGTAAAAAGAAAAAAGAAGAAGAAGAAAAAATGCTTCAGCAAAATATGGATATCCTTGAAGCACTTGACCAAGAAGAACAGGAAGAGCAAGAGCAGGAAGAATCTGAAGAAGAGTTCGAAGAGTCTGAAGAAGAGTCTGAAGATTATGGCGACTCTGGTGATGATGAAGATGGTGAAGAAGAAGAAGTAAAAGAAGAGTCTGGTGGTTCTCATGCTACTCGTGCTGGAGAACATCAAGCTGATGAAACTCCTGGAGAATCTTCTGAGCCAGTTTATGATGAAGACCTTGCTCCCCAAACTCAAAATGCTCTTGATGAAATGATGAAAAAGCATGCTAAGTTTGATAACAAAGTTTTTAGAAATGTTGAGATGGATGAGTTTCCTTTAGGTATAGATCCGATTATTAGTTATAAAGAAATAATTAAAGATCTAGAATCTAGCGAGGAAGATAGTCAAGGTTATAAAAGGGACTCTGCTGTTCATCAAATGATGAACGATGACCAATATATTTCTGATAGTGGTCATTGGATCTGGGTTGATAGAGAACCAGTGGATGGAATGATTCCTGCCTATGGCGAAGATAGAAAATGGATTGGCAGTAAATCTGGTGCTTACTATAAAGAAGATTATGCTAACTTTGTAAATGGTATTAAAAAAGATATTGACTTTATGGTAAAAGAGTTCGAGATGAAAAAGTCTGCTCAAAGATATGCTCGTACT